GCTGATCGCCATGACGTTGACGCCGGACGTGTACGTGAGATCAATGGTGTACTTCCCGGCGCCTCTAGGCTGGGCGCTGGTGTCCGTGGGACTGGCGGACGAGTTGGTGGGGACGTATATCCCGTTCACTCTTCGGCTGCCTAGAGACAGCCACCAACTCCTTACTGGGGGGAACACGCTGTCAGGCATCACTTCTCCTTACGGACGATGACGGTCCCGGCAGGGGTCCCCTCGGGGACCGGGTCGTTCTTGCCCAGGACGATGAGGCCGGGGGTACCGGCCGGGGCGGGGGCGGCTCCGCCGCCGGCCTCACCCTTGCGGGCGAACGTCTTGTCGCAGTACTCGGCGCTGTAGACACGAACCTCAGCGGTGACAGCCATTACAGGTGAACCTCCCGGGAGTAGAGCCCGTCCACGGCCGGGACGGGGTGTGCGTGCTTGATGGTGACAGAGCCGTCACCGTTGTCCTCAACGGCGCGCATGAGAATCGACCCGTCGGGCCGGTCCACCCACGCGTCGAAGACGCCGTCCTGGGCGCCGATGGCGGCGCGCTGGTTGATCGGGGCCACGCGAGTCCCGGCCACGGCGGCCACCTCGCGCCCGCCGCGTACGACGCTGAGACGCCCGGCGCCGGACTGCCCGACCCGGACCCCGAAGGCGCCCGCCCACGGGGTGTAGGAGAACGACTTCAGGTGCATGGTGGTGGCCGGGATTGACTCCCAGCCGCCCTTGCCGCGGAAGGCCCAGAGGTTAATGTGCATGCGCTGGCTGCGGGGGACCGGGATGCCCTCAGTGAGGGCTCCCGAGTAGTAGCCGCCCTGCTCGATGGGCGTCGTGCGCGCCAGATCCTCCGTAAGGTGTGACTCCCACGTCTCCCAGAACACCTTCCCCGGCGTCCAGGTCATGCGGACGGTCGCACCCTTCCCGGCCTGCGTCCACACACGGTCACGCAGGTGCTTGCCGGAATCCTCCCCCTGCGGGTAGAGCGTGTACTTGCCGACCATGTCGGTGTAGCCGGACCAGTAGGAATCCTCGACGATGTCGATCTCCTGGTAGCCGGGGTACGTGTCCTCCCAGTCGAAGGGGAAGATGCCCCACACGATGTTCTTGTGAAGGTCTCGCATGCGGGCCGGGGCCAGAAGCTCGTAGGAGGCTTCGTAGGTCCCGTACCCCATCGACTCCGCGGACACGATCTCCGCCGACAGAGGCTCGCCGCCGACGGTGGAGATGGAGATCTCCAAGGATCCGTCGGGACGCTTGCGCATGGCGCGCTCGTTCCACTTCTGGTTGGCGGCCGGCCCGCCGGGGTGCCAGGCATCCGTGCGGGTGAGCCAGTGGAAACCGAAGGCCTCCACTGGCGTCTGCCCGTAGTCCTTGTAGGGCTCAATGAGAGGCATGTCTCACGCCTCCCGGCGGACGATGACCGTGTCGTCGGTGACGCCTTGTGGGAGGGGGTCGTTGGGGCCAAGGACCAGGAGCTTCCCGGCCTGACCGGCGCCGGGCTGGGCTCCGGCCTGCGCTCCACCCTTCTTCAGGGCCTCAACCTGGGCCTTCAGGTCCTCGACCTCCAGTGCGAGGCCGAGGGTGCCTCGGATCCAGGACGAGGTCAGCTTGATCAGCTGCTCCGACGGCGGGTTCGCGTACGGGTTGCCGACGGGCTCCCACTGGCCGCCACGGTTCGGGTCCTCTACCAGGACGCCGTCGGTGATGTAGGCGTGGCCGATGGGGAGCGTGTCCAGCTTCTCGAAGACCTGACGGTAGTTGTCCTTCGTCACGCCATGAATGACCGCCCACCACTTCTCTGAGGGGTAGGAACGCATGTGGTCAGGCAGGACCGGAGCGTTGGCGTCCTCGTTGAGGAACTTGCCGGCGTCCTGCTCGAACATCATCGCGGTGTCGAAGTCCAGGGCGCACATCTCCGGGGACATGTTTGAGCCTGCGTTGACCACGATGTAGAAGCTCTGGCCGTACTGCTCGCGGATCGCGGCGATCAGGTCCTTGTACCACTGGACGCGCCCAGCCTGGGCGCCCCACCCGTTGATCGTCTCGTCCAGGAATACACCCTGGGCGACATCGCCGTACTGATCGGTGAACTTCGCGATCTGCCCGAGGATGTACTCCTTGGTGTACTTGTCGGGGTTCGGGACGCCGTTGCGGGCAGGGTCGTTGGAGGGGAGCGAAGCAACACCATACTGGGTCTTCACGTAGAACACGGCGCGACGAGCACCAGCCGCGAGCGCCCGGGCGGCCTGCTTGCCGAAGTCCTCATTCTTCTCATCCCAGTTACCGCTGTCCTTGTTCAGGATGACGATGCCGAGGGTTCCGGCGGCCTTGAGAGCCTTCGCCCACTTAGAGGTGCCCTTGGCCTCGTCGTAGTAGTCGGGCCAGTAGTAGGTGACCGGGGACGAGTAGCGCTCACCAGAGCGGAACGGCGGCGCAACGGCCTCCGCAGCCGCCTCCGCAGCCTGCTTCACCTTGGTTAGGGCCTCGGTAGTGGCGTAGGAGCTCAGGGCGTCGGGCTGGACCGACGTGGCTGCCTTGGCCTCTGCGGCGGCGGCCTTGGAGGATGCCTCCGCGGCCTTGGCGTCCGTGGCGCTCAGGGCCTCCTTCGTGGCGTACTTCCCGTCAGCGTCGGGGGCCGTCAGGTAGCCCGACAGGTCGACCTTCCCGCCGGCCTGAGCCTGGGCGAGGTCCGCCTTCGTGGCGTAGGCCTTGGAGGCGGCGTCAGTGGTCAGGTACGGGGAGAGGTCCGGAGCGGAGGGGATGGAGGAGCGCACGCCCTCCACGTCGGCCTTGGTCGCGTAGGTCGCAGTCGCCGACTCGGTCGTGAGGTAGCCCGAGAGGTCCTGAGCCTCCGGGATAGCCGCCCGAACCGCGGTCACCTCATCCTTGGTGGCGTAGGTGGTTGATGCCTCGGCCTTCGGCAGGAGGTCGGCGAGGGCGGCGGAGTCCGCCTTGCCCTGCACGGAGGTCTCAAGGGACGAGACCTTCGACGACAGGTCGGCGACCGGGGCGGTGGCCGAGGTCAGGGCCTCCTTGGTTGCGTAGGCCTGGGAGACCGACTCAGCGGTGGCGTAGCCCGCAAGGTCAGCCTTGGCGGCGTAGGTGTCCGCGGCCTCGCTCTTGGGCAGCGCGGCGTCGGCCTTGGCGGAGATAGGAGCCAGGGCTGACGTCTTGGCGTAGCCGGCGAGCTCGGCCTTGGTCGCGTAGTCGGCCAGCTGGGCCGACTTGACGTAGCCAGACAGGTCCGGGATCTTCCCGTCCCCGGCAAGCTGAGCGTTGGTCAGCTCCTCCTTGGTGGCGTAGGTGGTGGCGGCGACGTTCTTCGGCAGGGCGGAGTCGGCGGTCTCCTTGACGGCTGTCACCTCGCCGGCGAGCGAGGCCGGGGCGAAGGTCGAGGTGGCCTGGGTCTTGTAGGTGTCGAGGTCCTTCTTGGTGGAGTAGGTCTCCGCGGCGGACGCCTGAGTCAGGTAGCCGCTCAGCGACTCCTTGGTGGCATAGGTGCTGAGGTCCGGAGCGGAGGAGGCCACTTCAGCCTTCGTGGCGTAGGTGGTCTGAGCGTCCGCAGCGGTGAGGTAGGGGGCGAGGGCGCTCATCGGGGCCGCGGCGTCGGCGGTGGCCTTGACCTGATCAATTCGCTGACCGAGGGAGGTGTCGGCGGAGGTCATCTCGGCCTTCGTGGCCAGGTGAGACAGGTCAGGGGCCTCGCCCTTTCCGCTGAGCTGGGCGTTGGCCAGGTCGCTCTTGGTGGCGTAGACGCCGGCGGCCTCCGTCTTGGGCAGGTAGTCGCCGAGGGACGCCTTGGTGGCGTAGGTATCGGCCACGGAGGCCGAGGTCGGGTAGGCGGCAAGGTCCTCGCGGGACACTGCGGCGTCGGCCTTGCTCGAGGCTGCGGTGACGGTCGAGGTCAGGGAGTCGATGCGAGTCCCAAGCGCCGAGTCGGCCGACTGCATCTCGGCCTTGGTGGCGTAGGACGACAGGTCGGGCGCCTGCGCACCTCCGCCGAGCTGGGCCTGGGCAAGGGCCTCCTTCGTCGCGTAGGTGGCCTCCGCCGTGGCGGCCGGGAGGGCGGCCTCCGCCGTGGCCTTGACGGCGTCGATACGGGCACCAAGGGCGGCGTCTCCCTGAGTGCTCTCCGTCTTGGAGGCCAAGTTGCCAGCCTCACTCCTCGTCAGGAAGCGCTGATCAGCGCCCTCGCGGCTGTACCAAGTGAGATCGGCCACTGCCTCTACCTCCAGGTGAGAATTCCATTGCCAAGGTCTATGATTTCAGACCTATTGATAGCCTCCAGGATATCCGGTTGTCCCGCCTGGCGGACACCGTGCTCCGACGGCGCTGGCGTAGGCGCCGGCGGTGCGGGAGGCTGGGCAGGTCCGGGGCTGGGAGGCTGAGGTGGTTGGGGCAAGTTAGGTACGGGAGCGGCCGTGAGAAGGTCGGCGATGTTGAAGGTCTCGCCGTCGGCCAGGGTCCGGATCGTACGGATGTGGGCGCCCAGGTCCCCCGGGATATTGAGATCTATCTCATAGTTTCCGGAGGCGACGGACGCCGTCCGACCTGTCTGACCTACCAGATACCCGTCAGGGTCGATGCGGAAGGAAGCCCTACCCGCTACGATGTCGCGGGCCGGTAGAGGTGCCCCGAGGCTGGCCGGGGTGAAGGTTATCCGGCCCATACGCCCCAGGCCATCGGGGCCTACGACGCGGCCAGCAATCGTGACTGTGGTGGAGGTCATCGGGGCTCCTGACGTAACGGATCGGCATCACCCTTAACCCTATCAATCCGATCGTGCAATGACTGGACCTCTGTGTACAGGTGGGACCTATCAGTCCGCGCGTCATTGCGGACGCCCTCGATCTGGGTCTCCATGCGGGACATACGGGCCTCGAACTGCCGGTCCGACTCCCGAAGGTCGTCCACGGAGACGACCAGCCGGGTCAGGCGGTCGAGGACCTGACTGAACTTGGAGTCCAGGTCGTCTCGAAGGTTCGAGTCGTGGTTGTTGTGGACGCCCTCGGAGGCCGACTCGGCCGCAGCGGCCGCTCTAACCACGTGTACGTTCATCCGGGACATCCTCTCCTCCAGCCGTGCCTGCTGCCTCTTGATCGTCATCCTGAGCCAGGTGATGAGGGCCGCCAGCAAAGCAGTCCCCGCCGTGATGACCTCCGGCGAGGCGAGCACGGTGAGGATCGGCGACGAGGACTGCTCCACTGGGATCATGGGGCTACCTCAGCCGGCCAGTCCGGAGACGTGGCGAGGGGTGTAGAGGTCAGCCGTAGCGGTCTCGGCGGTCGGGACGGCGCGGTCGGTATCCTCCGGCAGGGAGAACGACTTCAGGACGGAGGCGAGAGCGGCCGCGCCGGCGATGCCGAGGGCGCCCTTCCAGTCCAGATCGAAGAGCGAGGACCCTACGGCGAAGGCGCCGACGAGGGACTGCGCGAAGGTAGAGATGCCCCGCTCGGCCAGGCCCTCCCAGAACGTCGCTGATGCGTACTTCACATGTTCTCCTTCCATAGGTAAGGGCGGGGACTCAGCCGGGTCCCCGCCCTTAGTGTATCCCTATGAGTCCTAGAGGGACCTATAGGTTACTGAGATGTAACGACCTCACCAAAGCCTGAAGCTGTTGGCCTTGGAGGCGTTCAGGGCCAGCTGGAGCGCCCTGACCGTAGCCTCGCCGAAGTCGCCGTCGACCCAGTCACCGAAGGACCAGCCGGCGGGCACTCCCGGCTTGTTCCAGGCGAGCACGAGGTACTGGAAGACCTTCACCATGGGAGCGTCCCACCCCCGGTCCTCGGGCAGCTTGGCCATGCCAGTGAGCTGCCGGATCGTGGGGGAGGGTACGACCTTGTTGAGGAACCGGCGCAGGTTGGCGACGGCGTAGACCTCGTCGTAGCCGACGGCCCCCATGACCGACTTCAGGCGACCGATAGTGGCGGCCCCGTAGTCCCCGTCAACGACGAGCTGAGCCTCGCCAGACGGCTGCGAGGGGGCAGACGAGGGGGCCCCTCCCCCGATCATCCTGTCCCAGGCGGCCCGGTCGCGCAGCCGGTTCAGGTCCAGCGTGCCGGAGTATCCCGGCAGTCGGCCGTCCTCGGTGTACTGGTGGATGAGCGGCTGGCCCCAGTAGGAGACGTTCGGCACGGCGGGGTCCGAGTAGGAGGACCCGTAGTCCGAGTAGTTCGGGCCGCCGGCGTACCAGAGCGGGTACTGGGAGGCGACGGCTGACCAGTCGTAGCCGTTGACGGCGCTGCCGTTCATGTAGATGCCGGGAGTGGCTCCGGTCAGGGACCGGACGGTGTCGAGGAACTGCTTCGCCCAGCCGGGCCCCTGCGCGACGGCGTTCGCCTCCCAGTCGAGCCAGAGCGTGGCCCGGCTGCGGAGAGCGCCGACGGCGGACACGAAGTAGCGGGCCTGGGCAGCCGCGTCGCCCGGACGGGCGAAGTGGTAGAAGCCCAGCCGCTTGGACGCTCCGAGGGTCGCGTTGGCCTGGGCGACCATGTACGGGTTCACGTAGTCGTCGTCCTCGGTCGCCTTGACGATCACGAAGTCGGCCCAGATCGCGCCAACGTTCAGGCCGCCCTGGTGACTGGAGATGTCGATCCCGTGAGCGTGCTGAG